GCCTACAACGTACAGCAGGCCGTTAGAGAGGCTTTACAGGATTGGACGGGAACCAGTAATTCGACGGAAATGGTATCAGTACAAATTACAAATATACGCGAAGATTATTTAGCGCCGGTGGATGCTTCCGACGTTGGCAAATACCGAGTCGATATCGACGTTGAAATAATACACGAACAAACCATCCCCTCGCATTAAAAGGATTTATAAATGGCAATCGATTTAAAAACCGGAGCCGGTGCAACGATAGGCGTCGGCGGTGGCGCGTTAGGAAACGTGCTTAGTATTAGTTCGGCCACGATGGAACGCGAAGCAATCGACGCGACAGGTTTAGATAATACGAGCGCATACGCTAAAAAGATTCCCGCCGCGCTTGCCGATGCTGGCGAAGTCGAAGTGGAATTTTATTACACCGGAACCATACAAGATATTGCCGGAGCTAACGTAACGCTCTCGATCGTATTTCCTGCGATTGGTTCGGGTTCTACTAAAACCTTAAGCGGTGACGCCTTTTGTACGTCCTCTGGTTATCCGGAAATGGTGAACGATGACATCATGGTTACGACCGCAACTTTCACATGGTCGGGCGATTCCGCAAGCCGACCCGCATTTTCTTAGAAGATTAGGAGTTTTTTGATGGCTATTAATTACGCGACAGGTAACGCCGCTACGGTTTCTTTCGGTGGCGCTATCGGTAATCTAATTTCTATATCTTCCGCCGTTTTAGAGCGGGAAGCGGTCGAGGCTAGCACGCTGGGTTCCGCTGATTTTATGGAAAAAATACCGTCGGGAGTAATTGAACCCGGCGAAGTAGAAATAGAGTTTTACTATAGCGGTTCGGTTCCAAGTATTACCGGCGACGCTGCAACGCTTTCGATTTCTATTCCTCCGACAACCTCCGGAGGCAGTGCGCAGACATTAGCAGGCACCGCCTTTTGTACCGCTGCCGGTTATCCCGAAGCGGTAAGAGACGAAATTATGACAGCAACGGCAACTTTTACTTGGGACGGTGACACGCCGCCCGCACTTTCTTAATAAGGAATAACAATGCAATTATCTATTCTTCCGCACTCGGCGAAGCGCGAAGACGGTTCGCAAGTTCATAAAGGAATGTTTGAAATTTGGGCAGACGGAAACGTTGTCGGCACGACGTACGATAAACCCGATAGCGATTTAATTATGCTTTACACGATGGATAAGGAGGACGCGGAATTTATCCAGCGCGAAGGGCGCGAGTTTTTCAAAGACGAACGTAATATATGGCTTTCGGTTCCACTCGATCGATTGCAACCCAACGACAACATTTTAGTCGACGACGACGAGGACAATTATGAAGATAGCGAATAAGAATGATATTTTGCAATTTAGCAAACGCCGTTATTCGTTTGTTGAAATTCCCGAAATAGATTTGAAGGTTAGAATTCAATCGTTAACCGAACGGGAAAAATCCCGTTACGAAACGGACTTACTTTCGAAGTCTGGAAGGGGCGTTAGTCGAACACGATTAATGGACGCTAGCCGCCGATTGGTCGCAATTTGCGCCGTCGACGATAAAGGCGACCGTTTATTCAGCGACGACAACGTAAGCGCGCTAGCGGATATCGACGCCTTAGTTATTACCAGAATCGCTAAACAGTGCGAAATACATATTGGAATGACAGAGGGCGACGGAATCGCGGAACTAGTAAAAAACTCCGAGACCGCAACCCTCGCCGACGATTCGCGTTCAAGCTAGCGCGAGAATTTGGTTGGGTCGACGTTGACGATATGCTCGATTCAATCACGCCCGAAATGTTCGACGAATGGATGGCTTATTACACTATTGAGCCATTCGGAGACGAGTGGGAGCGGACAGCAATGATTTGTGCGACTGTCTTTAATACGAAGGTTACGAAAAAACACGACCTAGCAAAAATCGACGATTATATGCCGACGTTTTCAGTAAATGAAAAACCGAAAAGACCGAACCAGAAAATGAAACCCGACGAAGCACTAAAATATTTTGCCGCAAACTATGGAGTTAAATAGATGGCAACCGTAGCAAATTTAGCCGTCGCTTTAACGGCTCGCGTCGGGCAATTCGAATCCGCCATGAAGGGCGCAAACCAAACGATTAAGGGTTTGCAGTCTCAAATATCACGGCTCGAAAAAGCGGGAGCCGCGAACACCGCGAAAATAACTCGTGGGTTCGAAGATATGAAACGCACAATGGGCGGCGTTCGAACAAAGATTATCGGGTTGGTCGGTGCGTTGGGAGCCATGCGCGCACTTAAGGCCGGTTTAGATTTTTCTATGGAACTCGAACGGTCTAAGATTGCATTTACCACAATGACCGGAAGCGCGACGGTCGCAGAACAAACGCTAAATAATCTTAAAGCATTTTCGGCAACCACTCCTTTCCAATTCCCGGACATAGTCGCAGCGTCTAAAAAACTTATGGCGTTTGGCGTATCTGCCGGAGCATTACAAAACCGCTTGCAAATGCTAGGGGACATTTCCGCCGGTGCTAACGTTCCTATTGGCGACCTTGCAAACATCTTCGGTAAGATCAAAGCCAAAGGTAAAGCCATGACCGAAGAGATTATGCAAATGGCAGAACGTGGAATTCCTATCGTTCAGGTTCTGGCGGAAAAGTTCGGCGTATCAACCGAAGAAATTTTGAAAATGGCGGAACAGGGGCAACTGTCGTTTGATGTTATAGACAGCGCATTAAACAGTATGACCGCAAGCGGTGGAATTTTCGAAGGAATGATGGTCAACATGTCCGAAACGACGTCGGGCAAATTATCCACGCTCAAAGATAACTTTTTATTGCTGGCGGGTGCCATTGGCGATAAATTGCGGCCCCATATAGAAACGCTAATCGATAAAACTATGGAGCTAATCGAGTTCGTTAAAAACCTCGACCAGAAAACGATAGATATAGCCGTTAGCGTTGTTAAATGGACTGCCGCCATTGTTGCGTCCTTCGTGATTATCAAAAAGGTTATGGGTTTTATTCGCGGCTTAATTCAAATCTATAAAGCGTTAACCGCCGCTCAAATCATACAGCAAGCTTTGTCGGGGCCTATGGGGTGGGCAACGCTCGCAGCGGGGGCCGCTATTGCCACCGGGGCTATCATCGGAATGAACGCAGCGTTCGACGGGAGCGTAGGAAGTGCGGAAAACTCCGCCGACGCAATCACAAAGAAAACTGACGCCATCGAAAAGAACAACGACGCAGTCTTTGAAGCGATCAAAAAACAGAAGGCACTAGAAGAAGCCGAAAAAGCGGAAAAGAAAAGAATCGAAGACTTACAGCGTAAAGCCGATCAAGTAGCGCAAGCCGTGCGAACTCCGGTCGAGGTCTTCCGGGATAAGGTCGCCGAACTTCAAGAGCTGCTAAACGCAGGCGTTCTAAGTTGGAGTAATTACCAACGTGCGATCGCTAAAGCCACCGACACACTAAAGAGCCAGCGAGCGCAGCAAAACAAACAAGACCGGACGGAACGAAAATCGTTCGGAGCTGTTACCCGTGGAAGCGTTGCGGCGTTTTCCGCTGGCAAGAAAAGCGACGACCATTTTCGAAAGATGGCAGAAAACCAAAAACGCCAAATTAAAGAGCAGCAAGAAACGAACCGTTTGCTTGCAACGCTGGACGTGGCAAGGCCGCCCACGCCGGTTAATTTATAAGGGACGACGAGATGGCAGACACTGTAAGAGAATTACACGACGGTTGGACGGCTAATTTTAAGTTCGACGGGAAAGACGAATACACGCGAACGTTTCTCGTAACCGTCGACGACCCCGGCAAAGGCCCGCAAGCAATCGGCGAACTCGAAGGAATCCCCGAAGTCGGTTCGGACTATAGCGGCGGCGGGACTAGTAATTCAGAATCGTCCGTAACGGCCATTTGTAAAACGATAACGTTTAACCCTGTAGATACTCTTAACTGGCGCGTAGTCGCTTCCTACGCGAACAGGGAACCCGAAGACGATCAAGAGCAAGACAAAGACCCGGAAGACAAAGAGGACAACCCGTTTAACGAACCTCCGGGTTTGTCTATTGGGATGATAAGAACCAAAACGTTAGCCGCCTTCGGTGCGTTCATTGGTTGGTATGAAGTCGACACGGCTGGACAACCGGGCGCGCTGGTTGGGTTTAACATGAGTGGCGCGCCGCAGCGACAAACAACGGCGACGTTTGGCGCTGGTAATGTTAGGGGCGGAATTTCAAACGGAACGTGTTTAGTAAATTCGGCTTTAGTTCCTTACGATCCACCGCTAGAAAAAGACCGCGCCCGAATTGCCTTTAGAGTACAAACGCGACTCGCTAGTTTTCCGTTCGACGATTATTTATTAATCGACACGGTTAACAATGACGTTTGGTCATTGCTTCACCCCCACCACAATTTTAATTATGCGTTTCCGAAATACAGTTGCAAAATGCAATCGATAACCGGAGCGTTCAAGTATCAGCAAGTCGGCGACCAAATTTATAGGTATTGGGCTTTAGAATACGAATTCCATTACGACCCGTTCACATGGCGGGTCGATCTTTTGGACTACGGGTATTCACAAAACGAACTCGGAGCCGGGGCCACTTACGACGGTCTTTCGGAAATGAAACGGCTAGCGCAGCACGGCGGTATTAGTACCGGCGGCTCGACGCCAAAGGAACCGTTAAAGCTCGACGGCAACGGGCAATATTTGAACAACCCTAACACGGATTCGGTGTTTTTAAGATACGCAATTTATCCCGAAGTCCCGTGGAATGGCGCGCTCGCTCGCCGCCTGAATAATACGCCCGAAGAACAACCAGAGGGTAACGAAGAAGGCCAAGCCGAACCCGCAGAAAACGCAGGCTAATTAAAAAGGATTTAAACAATGGCAGACGTAACCTATTACGGTAATGATTCAACCACACCGGCGGACGCTTCGGTGGCTGGTAATTGGTCGGCAACCCCGACAGCTTCGGACGACGTGCGTTTTACGCCGTTTTATACTTCCAGCCTCAGCGCTGGCGCAACGACATTTTCAGCGGTCGCAATTAACTCTATGGTGGTCGAAAAGGGTTACCGGGGTTCCATCGGTACTTTGGCCGCGTTCTATCAAGTAAACGCTTCGTTTTTAGAATGGAACGGCGGGGGCATAAGCTATCTAGATCTTGTCGGAAGCACGGTCGACCCAATCATCTACGGCACGGCGTCGGCAGGTTCGAGCGGCTTACACGGTTTGTATTTAATCGGCACGGCTATCGGCACCCTGAGCGTTCAAGGCGGCAGCGTCTGCCTTGCTGGTATCCACGGCCAAACGTCGACAGCTACCACGGTTCGAATTTCTGCCGGAAGTATTAAAGTCGGCGAAGGTTGCACGTTAACAAACATTCAAATTCACGGCGGCGCGGTAACGCTCGAAGGCAATGTAACCAACGTCACCGTAGAAAACGGAACCGTCTATTTGAAAGAGGACGCAGACATTACGAATTTGACTATGAATGGCGGCGTCGTTCATTCGCAGGGGCGCGGCTCGATTACAACCGCAACGGTTAATTCTGGTTTGCTAAATATGAAGGGCAACGCAAGTCGAACAATTACGACTTTACAAATCAACCCCGGCGGCCAAATCAGCTACGACCCGACCGCCGTAACGATTACGAATCGGTCTGCGCCTAGTCGCGCAATTCAAATAAGCACCTCGGAAAGGTAAACGCCGTGGCTAAATCCTATTCGTTAACCCGCGACAGCGTCGACAAGTTGGCGCGCGTTGCCGACGAACACACCCACGCAACGCGCCCGGATAATTATTATTCACTAAGGCGAGCCGGTAACACGGCTGGCCCTGCCGGTATTGTTGTTCGTACACCGGCGGGAGGAATCCCCGGTGCGACTTACGATTCTAGCAGCAACGAAATAACGTGCGGCAAAGCAAACTGTAAGATTTATCACGCCAAAGCAGAAATCGACCGCGACGGCCTAAAGATTATCGTTTTAATCGAGCTAGAACAAGAACTAGAAGTTTGGAACATGGTAACCAGCGAAGTTGGCGGCGATTCCAACGTCCAAGTTAAAAACATGTACGACACATGGTTCGTCGACGTCGAGGATTGTGGAACCGATTAAATGACGTTTACGAAAAAGCATAATCCGGGGTGCGGTTGCTGCGAGTGTGAAGGCGTCCCGCTCGAACTTTATTACCGTAAACCTGACGGCGAAGACGATTACGTTAGGACAAAATACTTTAGTTATTACGGGCGATCAGGTTTTAGAGATTACGAAACCTACGACTCGACGTGGAACGAACTTTCCGGAACTTGGACAAAAAGATATTACCAGACTGTCGAAGACGCTAAATACCCCCGCGACCCGGACGAACCATTAGGTTTAATGACCGAAAGCGACGACGCGCTTTTAATCTATAAGCCGCTCGACCAAAATCATCAACGAAGTGTCGTTACTGTTCAAGCGCCGTGGTCGAACGACTATAGGCCAAATGATTACGCCACGAATACGCAATTTTGTGATTTTGAAATCGTTTTAATTTGTGCCTATCAAGACGCAAATAATTATCTTTATGCAAAATTACGGATTAGACGTCGAACCGACGTCGGGTGGATTTTTTCCGACCCCGAAGTTAAAAAAGGGAACGACAAATATTCCGAAATAGAATTTTACGAACGCTCCGCCGGATCAGATATGAGAATTGGCGACACGCGGTATTGGTACACCGACGAAGGGCCGGACGGCAGTTTAGACAATTATATAGCGGCCGGTTTACCGATAACTTTGGAATGGTGTTACACGCCGGAAACTTACGAGAACGACGGCAAAATGGCCGTTACCGTTTATCAATCCAGCCGAAGCGACGAACGATTCAACGGTACCTTTTGGAACGCGGGAACGAATCTATTCGACTTTAAAGACTACTTCACTTATTTCTATCGCTCGCAAGGTGCAAGTCAGCAAGGGCACTGGTCGTTTACTCAAGAGATGAACGGGACAGGAACCCAAGTCGGGTTTGGTACGGGAACAATTCACGTCGCGCCCGACGATACGGAACTAACGGCCCGTAAAACAAACAGCTGGCCGAATTACGGTGCTTATAACAAAGGCCCTGTTTTCGAGAATTTCGGTAACTACTTGCACAACAAAGAAAATGGGGCGTGCCCAAAATGCCAAGAGGGTTGCGTACCGCATACAACCGGCGTCGGTATTCGGCAACAATGGTCGGACGGCAATCTACACGTAAGGCGGGCGAGAAACGCCGAATATATATACAAATACCAGTACGAAAAAATACCGTCGACGAACGACGATCTCAATTTCGACAACTTCCACCCGGCGGTCGAGGAATACGCCGTAATCAAAGCCAACAACGCAGATACAAAATGGATTAGTTACCACGAAGTTAAGCACGCAAAGAATCACAATTACAGTTTAAGATTTTTCCTAGCTTTCGACGAAGATGACGACGATTTAACCGACAACGATTATGAAATTTCGCTGGTTTTTGATTACAAAGATTACCACAATTACCACCGGCTTAAATGTACCGCGACCCTTGTATTTCCCACGGACTCCGCTTTCGCAGGTTTTGAACAAACAGACGTTACGTTACAACTTTACAAGGTAACAGGCGGCAGCGAATCCGCCGTTGGCGACGCTATTACCGCGACGCTAAATCATCAATATATACATTTAGTGGTTTGCACTTTAACCGATCAAATACAAGTTGGGTTAGGTGAACAGGATCACGAATGGGAACGTTTCGCAGATTCCGATGGAATTTTACATACCGAAATGATTTCCACAACGCTACACGATGGCAAGCGTTTTGGGTTTGAGACCGGAATTTCGCCAGTTGAAGACGACAACCAAATTCAATCGCCATTAATGGCGGTGATGGAACGCCGGAAGTGGTGTCGCGAATGTTCAAAAACAATTTGCGAAGGTTGCGGAAACGCACCGGCTTTTTATAAAGTCGTTATTGAATGGGGTCGGCAATACAAAACGTGGGATACGCAGGCTTATCGCTGGGTTCAACGATTCGATACGAACATACCAGACGGATGCGACAGGTATAGTTGCCAAGTAACCAGCGGAACTTATTTAGCTACCAAAACCTCCGATTGTGTTTACGAGTTCGAAAACGATAACGTAAAGTTCTGGTTGAAGCTAAACCGTGCGCGCTGGAGTAATCTGTTAAACGCTGATGTCCAAGTGTGGCGCAAGTCTTTCGTAGATAACCCCGAAGGCAAAAAATATAACATCGCCAGCGAGCCGAACGTTGAAGGTTTAACGGCCCGATGGCACGAGGGCGGAACGTATGTAGCTGATTGCGGGTTACCACACGAGTTTGTGATTTATACGTCTAGTTACGGGTGGTGGAATCACCCTAACACCTGCCAAATAATGTGTCCTGCCCCGTTTCAAAGTTGGCCGTTTGGTTATCGAATAAAGGTTATTAGGGAATGAGAATAGATTGCGACGAGTGTAATTTTCAAATCGACGTTGACCGCTTCCCGTTTTACTGCCGCTGCGGGATTGCTTACGGCGACGACGGGTTCCGAATATCAAAAGGTGCGGGTGATAAAATCGCCGCCGCCACCTCCGCCGTCGGTATCAAACCGTGCGGTGGCTGCAAGAAACGACAAAAGAAAATGAACCAGATGTTTCCTAATAAGCAAATACAAGCCGACGTTCTTATCTTCGTTCCGACGTCCAACGTCGAAGCCTATTACCGCAAGAATGGGAAGCTGGCGGACTTAATCGAACCGTTGGGAATGACGACAAACATTGTTCCGGTCGATGATTTTTCTATGTCGTTTCTTAACGATCTAGTAGACACGGTAAAACCTTCAATCGTCATTAACCAATGTATGCTGGTTCCTCCGGGAGAATGGACGGTACTTATTGAAAACCGCCCGAACATAAAATTTTTAACCGTTAACCATTCTTCGTTTTCCGATATGTTCCGCGTAACGAATTGGCTTCGCTACCACGAAAAGCACGTCGATTTGGCACAACGAAACGTTAACGCTTTTTATGCGCACGTTGACGATAGACGTTTTTTAGAACGGCTATACACAACGCGGACGTTTTGGTTGCCTAACCCGATCGTAATACCAGCGGCGGCAGAAATAACCCCGCCAAACGACCCAATGCA